GGTCAATTGATTTTCTTCAATCGTAAAGAGGAATCGCACCCGGTAAACTACCTGCTCATAGTAGAAAGAAACTATTCTTTTTTATTCACCATTTCCTTAGAGCTAATGGAAGATAAGCTCGTTTTTTCCTTATAGCTAATGGAAGATAAGCTATTTTTCCTTTCTTGGCTGATGGAAGATAAGCCATTTTGATACACCACCCGTGCATCAAGTTTTGGATCTAGCTCGATTTGTTCAAATTCTCCAAAGGTGATGCCCTTACTAACTGGGACACCATAATCAACTAGAAAAATTTTACACAAAGCAGGACAACAAACACTATCACCAAGGTTTAAATTAAGAAGATATCCAGATAATTCTTCCAACTCGTACTCACAGCAAGAATACCTCTCGCATAAAGCAACGGTTGGAGTGAAACTACTGGAATCCTTTACATTAAACCTCTTACGTAATGCGGACAGTATTATATTGCCAGGTTCATTAACCAAGCCAGATACACGATTTTTACCATATATTTCAAAGAGTTCACGTTTTGTCTTCGAGAAAAACACATTTGGTTCCAGCCCGAAAATTTCGGGTGTATAACCATCAATGTGTCCGAAACTGCGCAATAGAGTACCTAAACACAAAAAAGATCTTTGACCATCAAATGATCTTTTTAGAAAGGTAGCACACGCCATACTTGGACATTCTTTCACAGTCAACACATACCCAACACTTTTAGCGGCATCTATAATCACTTCGGGAGTGACGATAAAACCGTTGTCACATAATGCTAAATAAATAGCAAAAAATATAACTATGTTAGCTAGGTTGTTCAGCAATGTCGTAATGACACTACCTGAAAACTCGAAAAAAGTCTCGGGGAGTAGCCGTACATATTCCGCTCTATTCTCGGGATTGTACAGGGTAGTGGCTTGTGCACACTGTTGCACAAGCCTTTTCGCCATTTCTACTCCACAAACATTCTTTAAAAGACAAAAACACCATGAAAAAATTGCAAGGCGATTGGACATATCACATTTAGAAATATCAGTTTCGAATAAATATTCGATTCCATTAACAACTATGCGAATAAATCCATCATCCGAGAAATAAACTGCATAAGAACATGAAGCAGCAGAGGTATGAGTAAACATAACATCACTAGCTTCAACTTCTTGGCAGTCTTTAAATACACAGTAAAATTCGTTTCCAAAACGATTAGGATAAATCTCATGAAAAGGTATACTATACTTACACATGTTTTTAACAATCTCTGGGGCAATCTTATCAACTAAACATCCATGTTCAGCTGTAGCATATAATCTTGGATAAGAATCATACCTGGCTATTTCATCTTTAACTTTAGATTGAAACACCACATCATTAACAAATATCTTCCAAGATATACGAATATCGCTTGCCCATTTCACATACATATCTCTCTTAACTGCTGGGAGAGAAACAAGATCGTTCAACCATGTGAAAAAATCATAATACCTATAATTATAATCATAAACATTTTTAGCTACTGTATAAAGAGCTGACTTTGAAAAAGTCCACAGTATACCTAAAATTGTAGATATTATAAAGAATTTGTCAGAAAACTTATTACTTATATGTTGAAAAAGTGAATGATATGCTTCATGACAGGGTAAAATTCGCAAAGAAGTACCATTTCTAGTATTTACTTCCTTACCTTCAACACCGTTACTAAAAACGGAATTACAAGCCTCAGTCACAACAACCATATCTTCATCTGGAACAACCGAACATAAACGCTGTTGGTTTTCATTCAACACACTTTCATCTGGACGAGCAGCAAAATACCTAGAAAGAGCATTACATGCATTATGAGCATTATTATCATACCAAACAAATGGCTGATAACCTTGAAAAGAACTCATAGTAACATATTTTTTCCTCCCTTCTTGGAGCTGCGTCTCGAAACAAGGATATTTCCTAACTTTCATATTTTTATCCCATATAAAATTAAAACCTTTTTTCCCAATAACTTTCCACTTATTATTATAATCCCAATCCATAACCTTAGTTGTTGATACTTTATCCACAAGTCTCACTGGGTCAACAGTCAACAAAGGAATATTGTTCGCATGAAAAATTGCTAATTGTTGACGGTCATCTATAATACACGCAGACCGATTCCTAAAAATATGTTGATAAGTACCAAGCAAGACGCTACTATCGGACAGATTTGGATATTTAGACCTCAGCCAACCACGAACAGCCAGTTGGGATCTAGTCTCTGAAGATATAGTTGGGATCTCTTTATTCAACCTTTCAATTATCGATGGAAGGAAATAACCTGAAACAGGAGGATATGAGTTAACTCCATAAGTAAACCCGGGTACTTCTAAATAAATAGGTTCCTCGGGCTTAACAACAATCTCAGTTTTTTCTTCGACAATTTCCTCGTTTTTAACCTCTTCTCTTTCTTTCTTCTGAACACCTGGCTTTCTTTCGGTGAAAATTTCTGGTTCAACATTTCTATCAGGTTGACCTCGTCTCCTGCCAAAAGTTTTGCCCTTAACATCATCAGAATTAGTAACTTCACCATGAGAGCCGTTGAGTTGCGAGATTAAAATAAAAAAGGAATATGAAAGGTGTAATAATAAAGTAATAAATAAAAAATTATATGGGAAGAAGTGTCTCCTCCTAAAAATAAAAATGAACACTAGGGAAAATAATGACATAACACATAAATTAATAAAATAAAAATAAACACTAATAACTACTTCAAAGATAAAAAATATTAATGGGAAACATTTATAGAAAGGATACACAAAAAATAACAAAAAACAAATAACTAAAAAGAATTTACAAATTACATCATCAGAACAAGTATATTCACCATGACTACCATTTAATTGTCTGTGAGCAAAAACAATACATATGGTTTTAATGGGAACATACTGTTCATTGAAACTAAAAGGGAAATTTAAATTTTTATATTTTTTTAAAATAATACACACAACACAAAAACAACACAACACAAAAAACACACAAAATAAAGGAAACATATGAAAATAACACAAAACACTCGAAAAAGAATAAAAGGTTACAAACATATGGACCATTATCACGCAGAAAATGGCCCACAACTCCTATCGTTTCCTAGCTGATCTAGCTAACTGCAACCCAAACCTAGCAGCACCTTGAACAAGATCCCAATATGGCATACTATTTGAAAACTGCATCGCAAGGTCTATTAAAGTTGGCTCATAACCCGTAGGACCAGTATTAGTAACTGGTACAAATGAATCAGAGGTAACATTAATATTTGGTTGACCCTCAATCACATATCTGCATGTTATTTCCATAAATGGTGCAACAGACAAAGAAACCTCACTACAAAAAACAGCAAAGTCAACCCACCCCAATCCGAAAGTACCAATATCAGGATTATCTGAGTAATTAACTGAACTCAATCCGGTGGTAGTACTATACAAAGTATCAGTTGACATGTCATATGTGCTGTTATAAGTAGTGTTAGAAATTGCCACATTCTTAAAAGTATAACAATCATTAGAAATCATATAAGGTCTAAGAATCAACTCATCATACACAATATCTTCTAATTCAAATTTATGACCACCAGGGATGTTTATCAAACTAGCTGTTGAAATTATACCGGGGTTATACCCACCACAAAGTTGCTGGCCAGCTTGAGTTGAAGTAGCATATGGAATTGCCTGAGAATTAAAGGCATTGAAACCAAAATTTTTCTTCATGTTTGGAATACTAGCAAAAACACCTTTACCTACAACAGCTGTTGTAACGGCTGTACTAGCAAGTCTAAAACCACAACCTGTAAGTCGGCCATTTTGCAACAAACTACCTAGACCACCATAGGTTTCATATGCCCAAGGGTTAGCAGAATACTTTTGACCACTGGTAGCAGTAACCATCGACGAACCTCCAGCCCATTGAACCAAGTCAATAAATGACCAAGCAGGATTAGCACCTAGAATAAAACCCATATAACCCTGAGTCGCACCAGTATTAGTGGACAAAGAATAATTTATAGTTTTCTGGACAATATCAGTCTTCAATCTATGATCACCAGGAAGTCTAGCAGCGAATTCTGCAGTTGGATCTCTAATCATTTTCTTCCATTCAGTGAAATTAGAATCAGTTTTTGAACTAGTTACGTTTTCTTTCTTGACAACTTTCTTCTTCTTGGTTGTCTTGGGAATAACGGCCATCTTCGTCATGGCTTTAATAAGTGTTTTGACCTTGGTTGGTTCATTTTTCTTCTTTTGAGGTTTATTTTGCATCATTGATTTTTTACCACCTACACCAAGTGGGTGTAAAGTAACAACGTCATCGTGTGTTAAAATTTCGTCACCTTGAATAACTTTATTATTAATTTTAAAAGATACATTATTAGTTATTCGCTTAATAGCTTGGACTACTTTAGAAATCAGTACACCAGATGTGAAACGTATGTTAAAATCACCAACGATCAACTGAAAAGTTTCTCCATGCCATGCCTGTACAATAAACTCTTCAGCTAAGGAAGAAATAAGTTGTAGAACCAATTCTGGAAACTGTGGTGCTCCACCAACTAAATGAGGAACACAAATATACAGTTTTCCCATAACAGGAACATAAACTAAATCACCCTCAGGATCAATAAACTTAAAAGAAAAGCTTGAATAAGAAAAATAACCAGAAAACCTTGTAAGGATTCTACCATATTCTGCTTCCAAGGTAACATACAAATCGTCATCTTTTCTTTCACCTACCCATTTTTGTGAGACAACTGCTCCTTCATAATCAATCGTCAAGAAAGATTCACAGTTCTCACCTTTTTTCAAGTTGCTGAAATGAATTTCAACCAACTTCATAGGGCATTCTCCGTAGAACGGCACATAAACACTGGTTTTTATTTCTTCTGGATCATCAGGTGGCACAGCTATGTACACCTTACCAAGCTTGAGTGAATAAACCCTATCAAGCTTATGATCCAGAATCCACTGGCAACCAATTTTGTGATAATCTTCTACTATAGTGTCGACACGTTCTTTATTAATAAAAATAGAGATTGTGAGGTCAGTATATTCCCTCCAAAATTCTGTATGGTATTCTTTAAGACCTTTACTAGTCCTATAAACTATACGCCGGCCACCAACCGGTTGACATTTGCCTCTGGGACAATACTCATGTAGAATTTCGAAGGGTATTTCAAGGTCCATCAACATATCAAAAACTTCGTCAGAATGCCCAATTTCTTGTATAATTGGTGGCACATCACTATATGTAACTTGTCTCTTCAATGAAGGGGGATCTCGAATAACACCCGTAAATAGTTCCTCAGAGCTAATGGAAGATAAGCTCGCACCCCTCTTGCGGGGATGACTTTCATCAAATTCACCCATTGATGTTGGGAGTTGTATACTATGGTCCGTATACGGGGGAACAATGCTTGTTGAGGATACAAGACAACCAATGCTTGACTAAACACCACTCTAGCCAATAATACCCTGGTTAAATAACCAAACCTTTAAGCTTACTATAAAGGCCAGTTGCAGTTGGGATCGACCCTTTCGGGACTGAGACACCGGCATCGCCTTGTAAAAGCTAGCCTACTCTTTAACTACAACTTGGTAGCACTTCCATGACCTGGCAACGCTTCACTTTGGTAAGTACATCGCGTCTGATAGTGAACCTATATATAATCATGGACTACCAAAAAGATGAATCATTTCTCGCTGAAAATGAAATAACAGTGCGACTCACTGTGCAACAGTATCACATAAACAATCGTAAGCCTTAAACTGCGACCTTGTTTATGCTGAGAAATCAGTGGTGGGGTTACCTGCCCCTGCGGAATACAGCTTTACCACGTCCCTTCCAGATCCCTACCTGGAAGGTATTGGCCATTTACACACCCCACTGGGGCATGCCTTGTACTTGGCCTCCTTCGAAAAGACTACCCCCAGAGCACACAAACGCAAGCGTGGTGATGGAGGGATGTAGTTTACAATGGCGTGGAGTATAAACAAATATACGTAATTCACACCAAGGCCGCTCTACACCTTAGTGCGCAAAAAGGGAACGGTCCCCCCCTGCGCACCCAACGGGCAAAGACCTGACAGTCGAGGACGGTTACAGGCGAAA